GTGGCGGAAGTCATTGACGAAGATGTAGTCGTGCATCGCGAGCTTGCATCGGCAACTGAATACCGGACCCAAGACCCATTGCCGGTCTTTTCGTGGACTGGGGCGTCACTGAAATCGGCACGCCTCCTCCTGTTCGAGTCGACATTCGGCTGTCCGATTCCCTGTGAGATCCAGGAGAAAACCGGAAACGGCGCGCAGGCGCATGACATCCCGGGGCGGATCGAGCAGTATGGCGGAAAGGTTTGGCACTATCCGCTGTATCGGAAACTCAGGCCACTCGAATCGAGGCGATTGACTTCGTTCCTGACGAAACATCTCGGGAGGAACTACGATGCGATCGGGGCTCTTCGTGCAGCGGGCAGGGGCTTTTCGTGGATCGAATCACGTCTGCGTAAGGAGGACTTATCCTCGCTGTTCTGTTCTGAATACTGCGCCGGAGCGCACGCGCATCTCACACTACTCACTACGCACAGTGCAAGTCGATGGAGCCCAAACCTGCTTACTCGTGTCGAGCGCAGGCGTGGAATCCTTCTGAAACCGAGGAGGCTGAAGTGAATGGTAGTAACATCGATGTCGAGCTTTTTGTCGTGAATGATAAACTTGATCGACCGGGGGCTGGGCAGGTCACAATGTTAATTCTCCTGTTGGTCATCTTGGTGTTATCGTTGACTGGCTGCGAGCAACTCGATACGATCATGCCAACAATTGACACTTCGCCGCCCGGGACGACGCCAATTATGGCGGAGCGCCCAACGGTTAATGTACCGTATGAATTGCGGCAAGAGAACTGGCTCGGACGGCAGCGTGAAGGGTCCTGTGTGTGGGCCACAACCATATCTCTGCTTAACTGGCAGGGACGCTACCGTACTGCTGACTGGGTCAGAAAGAATCGCGGAGACGGCGAATGGCCAGAGCACATGGCCGAAGGGTTGAACGACGCCGGAATCCGATACGCATACACCGTCGAGGGTGATGTCAAGTTCCTGGAGTGGGCCTGCAAGACACGACGCGGTTGCGGCGTGACCGTGAATGGCGGAGCGCACATGGTCGCCCTAGTCCATCTGGACAGCAAGTGGGCTGCAATCTTGGACAACAATGACATCACGAAGTTCATTTGGGTTCCGCGCACAGCGCTGATTGCCGAATGGCAAGCGAGTCACGGTTGGGCTGTGGCTCCTATTTACACTCCCGCCCCCCCTATGCCTCAATAACGAGAGGAAAAGAGATGAGAAAGTTCTGTTTGTTCATACTGCTATGGGCAGTAATGTTCATGGTAGTGTTTTCGTTCGTGCAAACTGTGCGAAGTGCCGAAGTCAGCGCTCCTGGCGTAATCGCTAACGAGCGGGTGGTCAATCTACCGAACGACAGCGAAAAGTGGTATCTCAGTATCGTCGGCGAGGAGGGGGAGTATCGCTACGAAAACCTCCTCGGGTGGTTTGGCCAGTATGGCAATGAGGGACTCAAGACCCTCAGGAAGCAAGTTCACTTTCGCGAGATCAATAGCGATACTGCCATCTATCGTAGTCGGTATAAGTCGAATGTGAAGGACTTGCCGACCGTCCGTTTGCAGAAGAGTAACGGCGAGGTCGTGTACGAATCTCAGAGCGGTAACTTACCGATCTCCGGGGAGGGATTGTACGGCGCACTAGCTAATGCTTCCAGTAAGGCACAGGGACTCGGCATCTTCCGGCCGTGGGGACCGCCCCGGCGAGTGTGCCCCGACGGCAGGTGCCCGGTCAAGCCTAAGCCCGATCCTCCGCGGGAAGATCCTGCACCGGCGCCCGTTGATGACGGTGGCGCTCCCGAGATGGCTGCCCAGTCCGGCCTCGATATGGCCAGTGCCGGTGTCGGTGCCGGCTCAGTCCTGCTGTGCCTCTTCGGCGGCGCGGGCGCTAGCCTGTTCGTCCAGTGGCGCAGAATGTACCGTCAGTAAGAAACGCGAAACTGAACTTCAATTTGGAGAAAAGACATGGGAATCATCGGAAGTATTTCGGCTTTGCTGCTTGTGGTGGTCGGTGGCTACCAGGGTACGAAATGGCTAGTCAAGGTTGGTACGAAGGTGGAGAATCGTCGTCGCGCGGCAGCCAACTTGGCGGGTGTGCTTCGCAGCTACGGGCTCGTGAAGACTCCTGAGTTCCTCGTGGACTACAGCGTCGGCGACTACAGCAGCATGGGCGACAAGCTGGTGCGCCTTGCTGAGCTGTTCTTGTCTGGTGAAGCCGAGGTCGTGAAGGAGTTTGAGCAGGTGTTCGAGCGATGCCTCGTGGCGAAACTGGCCACTAATCAGGGGCGCATCTACATCTCCGCTAAGCTAGACGAAGCGGTGGTCGATGCTGATAGCCCTGCGTAGGTGTGTACGGTAGCCGACCCGGCCACTCTTGGTTATTGGCCGGGTCGGCAGAATTACGAGGGAAGAAACAAAATGAAAAGATGGCTCAGGGAATTCGATTGGGAATCAGTGATCGCCTGCGCAACTTGTTTAGCTTGCGTCATTATTGGCTATGTCATGCTTTGCTTTGTCATAGCCACCTTGATCATGCCGCTTAGTGGCTGCGAAGCACCGTGTAACGACGGCTGTCCAGATGGGCGGTGTCCGATGCAACGAGGGGGGAGTGACTAATGCTTCGGCCGGCTTACGGATTCCTACTGGGAACGGGAATGCTCGCAACACTCCCGACATCCCTTTTCATTCAAGGCGGTGCCCTAGCGATCCTTGGATGGGCAGTGTGGTATTTACTGGCGAGAGCAATCCCTGCCATATTGAAATCCGCTCGCGATGAGAGGGTGCTATTCCTCGAAGCGCAGGAGGCTTCCAGGCGTGAGTTCAGGGAATCACTCGCGTCACTCACTGGATCGCTGAACACTCTCACGGCGGCACTGATCAAGCGAGAGTAACGACTCCCCGGAGCGCTAGGCGAGGATTTCTCACGCCGGACTGAACTGACGGCAGGAAAGGATTGCCTTTGACACTTAGCCCATCCGGTTGGGCCGGTCCAAGAGACCGGCCTTTTTTTATGGAATCTCCGGAATGTCCTTGACATGCGACTACTGGAGTGTAGAATAAGAGATGCGAGTTGATTACTATTTCAGCACAGGACCAGGGCGATGGATCAGGTCTTCCTAATCACAAGCGATGACGAAATTTTTCTTGGTACTGTCGAGGAGATTATCTATGGTGCCAAAGGATCAATCGCTTGCCAGGGTATATCATTCAACGCTGCGATTCTTGACATCGTTGCCGGTATCCTTGGAGATCCAGACAGCAACAGGCGAGTCTTCGCCATAGAATTGAGGCCCGAATGAGTAAAAAGGATCGCGTACCGAGACGCCAGCTTGTCGTGGAACTGGCCCAGAGTAATGCGCGAGTCATTGAGTTGGCGAACGATCTTGCGGAGTGGCAAGAGCGTCATGCGAATGCCATGCGTATAATTTGTGTGCTTAGCAATCAATTGGAATGGTTCTCGCAGCAGGCCAGGGAGTCAGATGCAATGTTTGAGGAGATGAAATTTTGTGCGCTTAACAATCAATTGGAAGGGTTCTCGCAGCAGGCCAGGGAGTCAGATGCAATGTTTGAGGAGATGAAATCATGGCTTTCGACTTGAATTCGATTACAACAGGATGCGGAACAAGAGCGCCGCGCGTGCTGCTAACCGGCGTCGAGAAGATCGGTAAGTCCACGTGTGCTGCCGGTGCAGACCGCCCCATCTTCCTTCCGATCGCCGGAGAAGAGGGCATCGATGACCTGAAAGTCCCACAGTTCCCGACATGCAATACGTTCGCCCAAGTCATGGAAGGCGTCAAGACGGTGTGGGAAAACAGCGAACATTTCGGGACGCTAGCGATAGACTCCGTCAGCACATTGGAGCCTCTCATTTGGGCGAACACTTGCATACGCTGCCCAATGAAGGACGGGAGTACCCCGCCTGGCATCGAGCAGGTTGGTGGCGGATACGCGAAGGGTTACATCGAAGCGCTTGACGACTGGCGAATGCTCACTGCATCGCTTGACTCGTTGCGCACTCACAAGAACATCGCGTCAATTCTGATTGGCCATGTCAGGGTAAAGCGATTCGACGACCCAACTGGTCTTTCGTACGATCAGTACCAGCTTGATCTGCACGACAAAGCAGCCAACATGCTCTATAGATGGGCGGACCTAATCCTGTTTTGCAACACCAAGGTTGCGGTCACGCAAGCAGATGCAGGCTTCGGCAAGAAGAAGAACACAGGTGTGGACATCTCTGGAGGTCAGAGGTATATGTACACACACCGGAGGCCCGCTCACCCCGGCGGTGGTCGTGGTGTGTACGGCCGGCTACCGTACGAACTGCCGCTATCGTGGCAGTCACTCATGGATGCAGTTGCGGCTCAACTCGCAAAAGAGGGTGGTGCGCAGCAAGCGTAGTTTCACTTTTTCACTAGAGGGAGATTTCAATGAGTAGCGGTTTACCGTTCGACATCACTGACCTATTCGGTGGAGGCGGATTCGATACTGGCTCCGTCGAGCCGATGAAGGATTTCTCGGTTGTTCCACCGGGGAAGTACGTCGTCCAGATTACCGAACCTGAGATTACGCCCACGAAGGCCGGCACAGGTCATTTCATCCGGCTGATCCTGATTATCCTTGAGGGCGAGCACAAGAACAGGAAGGTTTGGGATCGCATCAACATCGATAACCCCAGTGCGAAATGCAAGGAGATGGGCCTTGCTGTCATGGCTGCCATCGGTCGTGCGCTGCAAATCCAACGCTTTACATCCGTGACGCAACTGGCGAATGGCGTTCTCGTCGCTCATGTCAAAGTGAAAAACGAGCAAAATGAAGTGCGCACGTACTCATCTCTGGAGTCGTATCGAGCCGAGCAGGCCAAGCAGCAGCAGGCCGTGCAACCCGCGCAGCCAGTGGTCGCGCAGGCCGTACAGCCCGTTCAGCAACCCCAACAGGCGCCGCCGGTTCAGCAGCAACCGCCGCAACAGCAGGCGTATGCACCGCAGCCTGGCGGAGTATTGCCCCCCGCCACGCAGCCTTGGGCGCGTCCCCAGTAGTTTCTCACCCCACTTTCCTTAGAGGAGATTTCGTGATGAAGTATCGTTTCTTACTTGCAATGGCACTCGTCGTGTCGACTTTGACTTTCAGCTTCGCGGCGGATAATGTTCCGCAGTACCTTCAGGGTATCAGCGTCACTGTGAAGGCCGGCAACGCGCAGGGCTCCGGAACCCTCGTGACTCGGATCGATCCCGATTCCCAGGAGCGACTATCGTTCGTCTGGACAGCCGGCCACGTTGTCGATGGCTTGCGGAACGTGCGAAAGGTCGTGAACGCAGACGGCAGTACAAGGGTTCTCGTTGAGTTCAGAGATCCGCGAATTGTTGCCGAGCGATACCAGGATGGGCGCCGTGTCGGGGAACAGACCCTTGATTGTAGAGTCGTGAAGTACAGCGATGCCGACTACGGTGAAGACCTTGCGCTTCTCATGATCCGCTTGCGAAACTCGTATGACACTGGCATTTGCGCAAAGTTTCCGGCGGACTCGGGTTACATCCCGCCGGTCGGTGCAGACTTGAGCCATTGCGGATCGCTGCTTGGTAAGTTCGGCTCGAACTCCTATACGACTGGCGTTCTCAGTCAGACCGGGCGCTTGCTTGATGGCAAGGGTGCCAGCAATAAGGTGTTCGATCAGGTGACTGCCGTTGCATTCCCTGGCTCGTCTGGCGGTGGTGTGTACCTAGCTGAGGATGGAACCTACATCGGTATGTTGACGCAGGGTGTGCGGATGCAGGGCTTCAACTTCATTGTGCCTGCGCGACGCATGCGAGCGTGGGCTGCAAGCGCCGGTGTCGAATGGGCGATCAACACGAACCTTCCCATGCCTCCTCTTGCCGAGATTATGGAGATTTCCGTCGAGGACACTGGGGTCGTCCCGGTTGGCTCCTATATGGGCGGGTCGTTCGGCAGTAGATACTTCAATGGCGAGGAAGTCGTGAACTGGCTGCTCGGTGGGCCACTTAGCGGTTGCCAGTTTCGTTCGTTGATTGAATTGCCGAAGTAACCTTCGTTGCCGTATGGCACGGTAGCGCCTGGTCAGTGCTACCGTGCCACGGTGCAGGAGAGAGATATGCTACCCGATACCGTGATACAAGAACTCGAAATGTTTGCCGTTCGCCATCTGAACGCAAAGCAGACGATTGAGACCGAGAAAAAAAAACAAAAAGACGCCAATGCCGAGATCGCCAGCCGCATCCCGATTGGTGACAAGACGCAGCGCACGGAGACGCTGCCGGCCAGTGGGAAGAAGATCATCGTCAAGGGCGGGAGTACGCTCAGCGTCGATACGGATGGGATCAGTCGGCTGTTCCAGCAGATTGGTAACGCAAATCTTCCGGTCCCGCTCAAATCTGTCACGACAATGACCGTCACCTTAGACGCCAGGGGGTACGAGTGGTACAGAGTAAATCATCCGGACGTGTTTCTGCTTATGTCTGAGTTTGTGACCCTGAAGCCGAAGAATCTCAGCGTCACCGTGCAAGAGCCCAAGAAGGAATCGTAATGCCAGACCTAGGAGACTTCATTCCCGAGCGAAACGAAACCGTGGAGGCGATCTATGCACACTACAAGAAATGCGGAGATGCTGAGCCGTCGCGTGGCTATCTCGGCGCATCGATCATCGGGAGCCCGTGTGACCGATTCTTGTGGTTCTGCTTCAGGGATTGTTGCCGCGGTGAGTTCAATGGACGAATGTATCGACTCCTCGAGACTGGTGACATTGAGGAGCCTCGTCTTGCGAATAACCTCACAAGCATTGGCTGTGAGGTACATACGCACGATGAGAACGGCGAGCAGTTTTCAGTCTCCGCTTTCGGCGGTCACTTTTCTGGGCACCTAGATGCGGCGATACTCAGAGTGCCCGAGGCGCTGAAGACATGGCATGTTGGCGAATTCAAAACCCACAGTGACAAGAATTTCAGGAAGCTCGCCAAGCATGGGGTAAAGTCCGGGTATCCAAGGCACTACTGCCAAATGCTGTCCTACATGCACCTGAGTGGGATGACGCGAGCACTCTACGTTGCCGCCAATAAGAACACTGACGAGCTGTACACGGAGCGCATTCGCTACGATAAGCGCGAAGCAGAGCTACTCATGGATAGGATCGAGCGAATCATTATGGCCCAGAGTCCGCCGAAACGATTGTCGGATCGTCCCGACTGGTGGCAATGTAGATTCTGCGATGCAAAGGACTTTTGCTTCGGATCGGTTGCCCCTAATCCTGTCCTGCATGTCCCGACATTGTCCTGCCGGCAGTGCTGCTACGCTACGCCGGTCATGGATGGAGTTGACGGAAGATGGGTATGCGAGAAGCGAGGGAAGGCCCTCTCTAGGGCGGACCAGCTCAAGCCATGTGACAACCACCTGACATTGCCCGGCCTACTTCCTCAGTTTCCGCATGTCGAATGTACCAGTGATGAGAGCGGAAACGACTGCATTGTATTCAGCGACGACGGGGGGGGAAAATTCAAGCATGGAAAGGGCACTGGCAAATTCAGCTCTGAAGAGTTGACGGTATTGCCTGCGCCGCTCCTGATGAACGCAATGGTCACGAGAGCCAAGGATGTCTTCGATGGGACCGCTACGGCGTGCTGCGAGGACATCCTCGATCGCTACCCGGCCGAGGAATGCGAAATCCTCTGGAGGGGGAATATTAGCGGACTCATGGAGGCGTTGGTTAGTCAATTGGGTCATCCATTTGCGGATGACGACATTATTGCACGCACTTCCTTACCAACTCACTGCGTTGCGGAATACGAAGGCGGCATAATCGCCATCGCGTACCTCGATACTAAACGAGCAGAAATCAGAAAGGGAAAGACATGAAAACAGCAGCCGAAATTTGTCGCGATCTCGTAAGCTTCACTAAATCACGTTGGCATCCGCATGCGGAATTGCAGATTATTGCAAATGATGCCAAGGAAGTGGTCGCCAAGGCCGTCGCGAGCGGCGAACTGGAACGCTTACTCGCACCTGGCGATCAACTCGACACCGGCTTCTACTTCCGCGGGCACAAGATCATACTCGAAATCGGCAATCAGGCAGGGTGTGGATGCCATTGGCGAGAGGGTGTCCTCCGTGAGCGATTCCGTAACAGTATGAAGTCCAAGTACGAGTTCCTCAGGAAGTAGACATGCTCCTACCGCGCCCTTATCAGGCCGAGGGACTCAAGCGACTCAACGATCACATCTGCACGAAGGACACTAACCCATGCGTCGTCGTGCCGACGGGCGGCGGGAAGTCGCTGATGATCGCCTGGTCGATCGAGATGTGGCTTAGACTGTGCCCCTGGTTCAGGTGCGTCATTCTCGCGCACAGAAAAGAACTAATCGTGCAGAACGCAGAAGAGTTGCTCCGCGTTCTGCACGATGACGGGTTCGCGCTTGAGGCTGGAACCGTTGGTATATTCTCGGCCGCCCTGAAGCGTAGGGATTGGGACGCGCAGATCCTCTTCGCTTCGATCGATTCGATCTACAAGAAGGCCGGCGAGTTCATCCCATTCGATGCAATCATGGTCGATGAAGCGCATCGTATTCCGCCCTCCGGCGAGGGAAAGTACCGCACGTTCCTGAGTGAGTGCCGCAAGTATAACCCCGAGATCAGGTACATCGGCTGGACTGCCACCCCGTACAGGATGGGCTGCGGTCCAATATGCCATAAGGATCATTTGCTTCAGGAGGTTTGCTACGAAGCGAAAGTGACGGATTTGATCAATGACGGATTCCTCTGCGGTTTACGATCGAAGGTGGGCGAAGTCGAGATAGATACTAGCAATGTCAAGCGCAACTCTGGAGGAGACTATGTTACTGTTTCCTTATCAAAAGCAGTTAATAAAGGAGATGTCGTCGCAAGGGCGGTGCGAGAAGCTGTTACTCTCATCTGCCGAGAAAAGCGATGCCACATCGTTTTCTTCTGTGTCGATGTCACGCATTGCCACGCTGTTTCGGCAGAACTTTCCAAGTACGGTATCGACGCTCCAGCAATAACAGGAAAAACAGATGCTAAAGTACGAACAAGAGTTGGGGAGGATTTCAAGAGTGGGAAACTCCACGCTGTATGCAATGTTAACGTATACACCGAAGGTTTCAATGCAACCTGCGTTGATTGTATCGTCTTACTGCGTCCGACCCTTTCAGCCGGGCTTTTTTCCCAGATGGTTGGCCGTGGTCTCCGGTTGCACAATGGCAAGCGTGATTGCCTGGTGTTGGATTTCGCAGGATGCATCGACGAGCATGGACCAGTTGACCTTCTCGGAGGTCGCGAAACAGTCATGGCAATATGTGGGCAATGTCGTGAGTCATTCTCACGCGCAGTGAAGAAGTGCCCGCAGTGCGGCTGGGTAATCCCGCCGATCGAGATGGAGCGAATGGAAGCAGTCGAGTCTGAGAAGCGAATGCACGGAGAGAATGCATCGACTAAATCGATCCTCTCCACGGCTCCGAGCGTTCATGAAGTCCATGATGTTTTTGTTGGCCGGCACAAGAAGGGCGGGAAACCTGATAGTCTTTTAGTGCGATACCTTTGCGGGGTCGAGGTATTCAGAGAGTGGGTCTGCCTCGATCACGAAGGGTATGCAGGAACGAAGGGGCAGCTCTGGTGGAGGGATCGGTTCGGCCCGCAGAAGGATCGCCCCACCGTGAATGGTGCGCTGGAGAGTCTCTTTATTGCGCAATACCTGCGAGATTGGACGAAGACAATCTCAGTGAAACGAAACGGGAAATACAAGGAAGTCGTAGGATACAACCACAAGCCGTAAGTGTGGAAATGAACCAGATTCTTGAGTACGCCCTGAAGTATGCCCGGCTTGGGTGGCATGTCTTCCCGTGCAACCCAAGGGAAAAGACACCGCTCGGGTCGCTCGTTCCGCATGGAGTCAAAGATGCGACAACAGACGAAGGACAAATCCGACAATGGTGGAGCGCTCAACCAGACGCCAATGTCGCTCTGGCTTGCGGACGGATTAGCGGAGTGTACGCCTGCGATGTTGACGTATCTGATTCTGTTTCCGGGTGGGAATCGCTCAAGAAAGCCAAGGCTGATGGCCACCATCTCCCCGAAACGATAATGCAACTCACACCCCGCGGTGGCGCCCATCTGTTCTTCGTCACGGATGACCCCCCGCGCAACCACAACAGCAAGGGTCCAGATGATCCGTTCTTTCCTGGCATTGACATCCGCGGAGACGGATATTATGTGGTCTTGACCCCTTCAATCCACCCCAACGGGGGGCGGTATGCCTGGGATACGGGCCGCTCTCCGTGGCAGCTCAGGGCCGCCGTATGGCCCACCTGGCTTCGACCCTCCCAGAACACGCCGAAGCCCTCGGCGCCCATTCTAGCGCAAGCAGTGGCGTCCGAATGCGGCACTGGCGATGTCATACGTAGGGCTAGTGCCTATTTGGCGACTTGTGACCCAGCCATAGAGGGGTTAGGTGGGCACGGCAGGCTGTTGACTGCGTGCTCCAGAATGGTTCATGGATTCCTATTGACGGACAGCCAGGCGTTCGACCTACTCGCGCGAGAATACAATCCGCGCTGCGATCCGCCCTGGGATCTGAGCAGTCCAAAGGAGCTGAGGGACTTCAGCAGAAAGATCACTGAGGCCCGGAAACTGACTCCGGATAATCCGCGAGGGTGGCTGCTTGCCGACAGTAGCTTCGCACCGCTGGATACCTCCCGCAACATGAGCGCTGACCAGGTGAAAGCGCTCATAGAGGATTCGCAGAAGAGGACAATGGCCCCAACGCTGCCAAACGAAACCGTCGTCATAAAGAAGTTCACGGGCGAGATGCATAAATCAGCAGAATGGAAGTTCCTCACGAGGCCAACCGGACTGCTTGGCGATATTTGCAGTTGGATAAATTCGACAGCAAGGGTCGAGCAGCCGCTAATAAATCTCGGTGCAGCGCTGGCATTCTGTGGTGTCCTGTTCGGGAGGAAGATCAGGACAGATTGCGGGCTTCGGTCGAATTTGTATTGCATGGGAATCGGGGACACGTCCTCTGGGAAGAATCACGGCAAGGTGTTGGTTAGGAAGCTATCGGCAGCGGCCCTCTGCGACAAGGAGTTGCTCGGAGGGGCTGATTTCGCCAGTGACTCTTCGATCGAGCAAAGGATTGAGCGCTGTCCGGCTACGCTGTTCTTGCTTGACGAGGTCGGGCACTTGCTCGCGAATGCGCAGAAGGGAAGAAATCCGCATTTGGTAAAAATCGTTCCATTGCTCATGCAATTGTACTCATGTGCCGGCGACGTTTTCACGGGTCGTGAGTATGCAGACGCAGAGAAGCAACGAAGGTTAGTTCAGCCATGCTGCTGCATCTGGGGCGTGACCACACCGAACGAATTCTGCAAGGGACTGTCAGTTTCCGACATCGAAAGCGGGTGGCTTTCTCGGTGCCTCGTGTTTCGCACCGATTCCGTTCCGGAAATGCGATGGGACAAGATCGAGGCCGTGCCCCCGGAGGCGCTTGTCCAGCGGGTCTCCGATTGGTTCACACGAAAGATCGCGTTCGCTGGGGATGTTCCCGAGGTCAATGAACTGATGATTCAGAGGGATGGGCTGAATTCCTCGGTTGCCCCACCGCAGTTGATAGTTCCGATCACGAATGGTGCGCATTCGGTATTCAAGGCCATGTACTACTCCACTCGTGACATAGCCTCCAAGAGCGGTGAATTCTGTAGCCTTTGGTTGAAGTGCATCGAAAACGCAAAGAAAATCGCGCTCATAGTAGCCGCTAGTGAGAATTTCGATAGTCCGGTCATTACTCCAGCAATCGCTGATTACTCATCGCGTTTGGTCGTGTATCTCATGCACGACTTCTGCGAGTATACCGCTCATCTTATCTACGACAATCCGATGGATGCGAAGAAGAAAAAGATCCTTGCTATTATTCGCGGTGCCGGACTTGACGGAATCTCAAAGAGGGCGACAACCAGGAGGACTCAGCGATTTTGCAACGGTGCTGAGCGCAATATGATGCTGGATGATCTCATTGAGGCGGAGGAGATTTTCGATGAAGTCAGCAAGAATCGGCATATTTTGCGTACACGCGAAAATCACATCAAATACATGGAGGATAAAAAGTGAAAAACGAGACAGCCATCATTGTGCTTCCAATTCCGCCGAAATGCCTAAGCCCGAATGCGTCCATCTGGTCGCAGCGCGGCAGGTTCATGAAGGCGGCCGCGCTAAAGAAGCAACGGCGGCTAGCTAAAGAGGCAGTGGAGGCAGAGCAAATCGAGACGGCGCCATGGGGGTTCGTGACTGTCAAGGCTTTATTCTTCTACGGGAGTAACCGAGTTCACGACGAAGTGAATTCCCAATCCACGCTAAAGGGTGCATACGATGGCATCGTGGATGCCAGGCTGGTAACCGATGATGACCATGATCACTGGAGGAACCTGCCACCAGAGTTCTTCGTCGATAGGAAAAATCCGCGAGTAGTTATTTACATCACGAAATGCGAGGACACAACATGAAGAAGAATAACGTACTTGTGATCGGCGACATTCACGCACCAGCTACGCACCCAGGTTACATGCAATTCTGTATGGATATGTATGACCAATGGGGGTGCAATCGCGTTGTATTCATCGGCGACGTGATCGATTTCCAGGCAATCTCGTTCCATACCAGTAATCCACACTGCCCGGGGCCGGAGAGTGAGTTCGAGCTGGCCATGTTCGAGATTCAGAAATGGAGAAAAGCGTTCCCGCGTGCGGAAGTATGTATCGGCAATCATGACGAACGAGTAATTCGCCTGGCGGAATCCGTACAGATCCCAGCCAGGTTCATTCGCGACTTCAAGGAAGT